GCTCCAATCACAATTATCCATGCTACAATTTCTACAAACTTACGCCGACGCTCTCTTTGTTTATACAAGGTTTCTTTGCGGCGTTTGCGAATCTGGCCCTCCATTTTCACAAGCTCATCCCATTTTGACTTGCCCATGGTCAGAGAAATCCACTGCTGAAGCTCGTACCGCTGCTGCTGTGCTTTTTGCTTGTTGGCAAAAGTCGTTATGGCCTCTTGCTCTATGCTTTGGCCAGAAAACAATTTTTTGAATATGGGGGGATTTTTTGCCTCTTTTTCCATCTGATCAAGGTCAGATAGAGCGCCCATCCAGCGCGATAAATCAGAAGCCATAGACTCAATGTCGCGACCAATAGCAAAGCCCTTTTTAAGCGCTCCGAATGCCGCTGAAGCGGTTGCCATTGCAGAAATTGGATCCATCAGTATACCTTCGTGTCTTCATCTACCATTGTTGGCAAACAATAAGATGTGATCTTCTGTCCTTGTTTATGCAACCGTTGTGCAAAGTACACGCAGTCATCGACACTGCGAAAATACATATCATTACTAACAAGCCTACGGTCTTCACCTAGACCAACAAATACATACAATAAGAAAGCATGAACTATCTCAATTTTGTGGCTTTCCTTTTTGGTTCTAAGACGGCCCCACACCCTCTTGCAATCATTCCGTCCTTTGGTTGACGATTTACCTTGCGCTTTCTAGGTTGCATTTCCGCCATAATTGCACCACCATCTTCCATCTTCTTAGGTTTTTTTCCGGAGAATGTTTTGACGTTTGTTGGTTTTCCACCAACGCCCTGCGCCTTTGCTCTCTTCCTAGAAACTGCGCTCTTTATCTGAGATTTTGACATAGACCGCGCCTTTGAACGCGGCACACATTTAGGATATTTTCTTTTTGAACCTTTTGTTGATTTGCGTCCACAAGCTTGAAATTTGCCGTCCTTTTTAGGAGCGCCAATGTCAACCCAATCACCTTTTGGGCCTTTTCCAAACCACTCTTTAAGGCTCATTATCTATACCCACCACCACGTTTTTTATACGTCCTGACAAGCCAAGCATTTGCGTAAGCGCTTGGATATACATCAAATTTTCTCTTAGCTTCGGCTTTTACCCTTGCATACAAAGATGGGTTTGTAGGTGTTGATGACTTCTTGCTTTTTGACTTTGGTTTTTTAGTTGTTTTTTTGGTTGCCAATTTCTTACCTTCCTTACGTTTTCGTGGAGGCTTAGATATCTGCCTGCTCATTTGTGAGCGGCCTATAGCCATTACAACAATTGCTCCAATCCAGCCGCTACGACAATTAAAATCATAATACCCCACATGCGATTATCTAAAGATTTTAATTTATCTTGAATATCTGCATATCTTTGACTGCACTCTTCCTCGTGCTTTTCCAAGAGCTTTAAAACTTCTTCCGCTTTCATTAACACTTCCACCTTTTACGAGCCTGTCTTAAACGGCTGTTTGGATCTTTTGCCGCTTTTGGAAACTTTTTCATCTGACCGGCAGACCTCGCGCAAAAAGACTTTCTGCGCTTCGCTGCTTTACTACCGGGCTTTACCTTGCCCGTAACTGCTGTCTTCAGTTTGCTACCGGGGTTTTTACGTCTGTAAGCCGCAACGCCAGCTTTAGTCATTCCCGCCCCAGATTTTGTGGGGCGGAAATTCTTTTTGTTTCTTTTAGGCATTTCGCCCTTAGAACTAGCCATGAACGTTTCTACGACAAGAAAATGGTCAGTTGATTATTAGATCCGGTGAAAGCAGATACAAACGCACCATTCGTAGCAATAATACCGTTATCTGGGATATTGAGGTGATGTATTCCCGTTGGGAATGTTTGCGTAATTAATGTTTCACCAGACCCACTGCCATCTTTGATTGTAAAAGCGCCAGCCGCGTCCGCAAAAATTATAATTTGACGAATGCGAGAGCGGGCTGGTCCTACAACAGCAGCAGAAGATCCTTGAGCATAGTTAAAGGCTTTTACTGGGCCAGCCATGTTAGCCTCCTACTTAGCTTGCTGTATCGTAACCGATAATTTCAATCATGAAACGACCAGCAGTGTATGTAGCATCACCTGTACCTTGGCTAACAAGATAAAGGTACTGATCAGCAGCTATATCCCCACCAGCGGTGAATGTTCCAGCAGCTTGCGTTCCAGCATTAATAATTTGTGTTTCAGTCAAAGCACCAATACCAGTATCATTAACACCAGTGCCTTCAGTGGCAGAAAACAGATCAATATCTGCGCTTCCGCCAGCGGGAGCTTCTAAGCATGTCATCGTGACACCAAAAACTGTGCCTTGGTTGGCTGTGGTAACTTGAGCGATATAGGCAACACCTGAACCGTCTTTACCAATAATATCGCCAGCAGTTCCGCCATCCTTAAGACCTGTAAGATCAATCATAATTGTTGATTTAACAATGTTTACACCAGTTGAAGTGTCACTGTGATCACGAACAACTGTGGTGATATATACGGCTGCTGTACCTTCGATACCAGCACTGCCAACAGCTTCCGCAGCCATTTTATCACCGCTAGTCACGGTAATAGTGCCTGTAGTGGCGTTTTTCGTAAACATTTGGAAACCGTTTTGGGAACGGACGGGACCGCTAAAAGTAGTATTAGCCATGCTTATCTCCTGTCGTGGCTAGTGTCAGCCGCACAAACGACTGTCAGGGGTAAAAAAACTATACACAAAAAAAGGGCGGCTGAAAAGCCGCCCTTTTCCGAACAATTATTCTAGTTATGCACCGGGTGAACCGAACACACAACGTGGGTCAGAGAAGCCAAAGCTGTAACGCTCACGAGCTTTGAATCGCATATTGCCGCTATCAAAGTCTGCTTCCATATTTGTCGCCAATGGCGCACGTTCAAAGTGCTTAAAGCCATTTGGAGTGTCTGTCTTGATAAAGAACGCATCAGGATCAGTCAGGAAGTGATTTACGGTATAACCTTCAGGAATCATTCCCATATTCTTTGTAGCGTTCAAATCGTTGTCGGCAGTACCGACACGAAGCGTTGACTCAAGTAGACGATCAGCAACAAACTGAAGCTGTGGCGGAACAATAAGCTTCATGCCACGGAGAGCAATAATCATATTGCGCTCATCAACGAAAGTGGAGATGTCGATAAGAGCATTCTCCAAAGAGGTTTCGTTGAGGTCTGCCGCAGTTGATGGTTCATTACGGAAAGTGCCACCACCAGCAAGTGGATGGTCAGTAGCACAAAGCTCTTTACCGTCACCACCAGTAAAGTTGGCATCAAACGCATTGTTAAGCGTTGCTGCTGCCTTTACCTGCTTTGTATGAGCCATAGAACGAGCAAGCGCTCGTGTATAACGAGCGCCAAGGCGGTCATACAAATTATCTTCTTGGGCCTCCTCGGTCAGCGCGAATGCAAGAGCAATTGTCTCGTGCGTATAACGAGCAGTATATGCTTCGTTTGCAGAGTCAAATTGCACTCCTGCGCCTTCTGATTTGGTTTGAGCGTTTCCAAAACCGACCAACATCACTTCCTCTTCAAATGCACGATCTGAAGATTCTGTTTCGTATATTTCGGCATGTTCGGCATCGTAACGATCATATTCCATTCCGAACAGAACGTTGAGGCCGGGTTCTAGCTCTTTCGCTAGTTGGGCGCGAGAAATAGCCATTGATCAGCCTCCTTATGCCAAGCCAACAGTGCCAGCGCTAAACAAATGATTGTTGATAACAACAACTACATTTGTATTAGCAGAGCTAACATCGCTGTTCTCTGGGTCTGTGGAAATGTCGATAGCCTTGAGCGCGAGAGCGGCAGTAGTAGCGCCAGTCGTTACGTCAAGCTCCATACGAGAAGTGCCGGAAATAGTGCTTCCAGCAGTCGCATCAACAATGTCGAAATTACCAAACAGATCCGCTACAGGGAATGCAGCATCAGCTTGAATCTCATATTGAGCATGTGGCGCATCAATAATAAAGGCTTCAATATCGCTAGCATTTGTAGAGGCTGGGTAATGATTGGAAAAGGTTTCTTTTCCGGTAGTCGGGTCAGTGAAACGGCATCCGTTAAAAACACCCAGAATGAGCGCATTATCACCAGCAGCAACACGAACAATTGTTCCAGTAGTAGCAACCGTTACAAGGTCACCTTGGAAAATTGCAGTGCCGTAGCTAGCAGCAATACGATACTTATTCTGCATGCCAATCAGATCGGAGCCATTGCCTGAACGCGATAGGCGTAGGCCAAAAGCGGCATCTTGATTAGCCATCTTTTTATCTCCTAAGAATCAGCTACCTTTGGGCCACCAAATGACACAGAGGTAGAGCGTTGCGGTTTAAGCTTTGGCATCGCAGCATTGGATTCACGCATCCAATCACGATCCACAGCTTCCATTTGGTTTTGAGTAATGTTCTGGTAATGAGCATTCCTCTGATCCGCAATTTCTTCTGGGATTCTTGCAAGAAGAAGTCCCCCAACGCCAATTACGCCAGCGTTCTTGCCTTCGTCAATCACAGGTGCGTCAAATTCAGGATACTCTTCTGCACGAACCAGTTCGTACCCCTCTCGGCGACGCTTGTGAATGTTATTACGATCATCTTGATGCATGATCGACTCGCGAATCCACCTGTGTTTATACCCTACAGGAGCTTCGGGCGCTTCAAGCGTTGAAGGTGGCTTCCAATCGGCAGTACGCATTTCTGTTTCACGGGTTTGCGAATCCCGGCTTGCACGATTGCTCATTAAGCACTCCTTTGCTTTTCAAGCCTTAGTACCTCTCTGGCATATTGCTCGGGAGATATTTTCATTTTCCGGCAAAAATCCATTTGACCTTCGGTCAATGTTACCGTTTGTTTCCCGCTCTTTTTGGTAGCTGACCGTCCATTGGACGCAGGGGCGACAGTTTGAGCGTTGCGCTGACCCCCCTGTTTTCTGTCGAGAAAGACGCTCATACGCCTATCAATCTCTGCATAATATTCGTCTGTAGATGGATCAAAACCCTCTTCAGCAACGATTTGCTCATGAATACCTTCTGCCGCGCCTCTAAGCGCTCTGTCGGTTTCAAACCAAGGATTATTACTAATCCAATTTTTTAATTTTGGATCAAGTTGTTGAGGGCGCTGTGGTGACTGTTGCTGAACAACTTGCTCTTGTTGTTGTGCTTCAGCTTGCTGGTCAGAACGAGCCTTTTGCACACGCAAACGTTCTTTTTCCACTGCCAACTGAGCTAAAGCTGAGTTAGCGTCTGCGATCTTATCAGTATCTCCAGCGTCATATGCGTCCTTCAGAATTGCTTTAGCTGCCGCTTCCTGCGTTTCTACACGAGAACCGTATTCGCTAATGTAGCCCTTATCTAAAGCGTCTATTCGCTTACGCAACTCATCATTTTGATGCTTTACTTGATTAGCGTATTGGTAAGCTGCCTCATTTTCTTCAATCGCCCTTTTGCGATCAGCAGTTAGCCTGTTAATACGCTTTTGAACTCTTTCACTATAGTTTTCAAGCTCATCAGAGTCGTCAGATTCATTAGGTACAATTGTACTAGAATCATCATCATTGGATGCAGAAATGTTTTCTTTTTGAGGAGTATCCACATCCTCAATGTCGAAAACATTTGTTGCTTCCGCTTCAACTTCTTGATTTTGATTTTGTTCGTTCATTTCCATGCTCCACACTATACATACGAAATATCGGCAGGGTCAAGAATAGTAGCGATAATATTGTCGTCATTTATGAGGCGAACCTCTAAACCATCCACTTTGAACCTATTTCCGGCATATCTTCCCATTAATACCCACGATTTCTCACCACACCATGGCCCTGTTGGGAATTTTTGCGCATCCATATAAGCATCGGGGCCAACCTTTACGACGTAGGCCGCAACTGTTGCAAAGCTTTCTCGCTCACGAACCTTATCTGGTATGTAAATGCCGCCAGCGGTTTTTGCTTTCATGTAATAAGGTATTACAAGCAAGCGATATCCTACAGGCTGTGGCAAACGGTCAAGAACTGAAACATCCATCGTTGAGGGATCTTCATTGTTCTTGCTGTCTGCGTCGTCGTCGTTAAAAGCCTTATCTATCGCTGGGGGTATATCTGACTTTGGAGCGTCAGAAGGTTTTGACATTCTTTCTGGCACAAATAACTTTTTAGCCATCCTCTAATTCCACACCTTTCATCGCGGCTCTAATCAAATCCTCACATTGGGTCAGTCCGCGTATTTGCCCCACCATGAACCGGTAGTCCTGTATGGTTTCTACCGCACCATCCGCCAACCTCTGCGTCATATCCGCTTTTTGCTGACGTATGTTCTTTAGCAGATACTCTGCCATAGTCAGAGCGTCCATTACTTTTTACCAAAAAACTTGGTCGCTGATCTTACAGCAAAGCTGGCACTCACAATCACACCCAAAGTGTACTGATAGTAATCAGGCATAGCTTCCAAGGCAGCAAAGCCTTGTGCCACAATATTCCTGCCCCAATCGCCACAGAAGGCTAATATAAGCGGAATACTGAACAAAATGGTAAGCCATTCGTCTTTCCACGAATTCTGGCTACCTTTAGCCATCAACTTTTCCCAATCGGCGGTTGATGTCGCCGCAGAAACCATTACAGCAGCTTCAGCTTCAGCCTTTGCTTTCGCAACAGCCGATTTACCACGCTGCTCTTCTGTCTTCTTGTCCATCCATGAGCCAACAAGCCCACTAATAGGACCAATCAATGCTTGTAACAAAACGCCCTCCTAACCCCTTTTACCCATAAGAGCAGATGCCCCCATATAGGCACCCACAATGCCCGCGCCACTAATATAGAAAAGATTGCTAATGTCTGAAAGAGCATTCACCCTCTCAATATCCACAAAAAACATGGCCGTAGTAAACGTTGCCATCGCGGCAAGACTAGCAGTTGCCATGCGTCGTTGAGCGCGAAGCTTTCGCATCTCATGTTCTGCTTGTCGTATTTCCTTTGCATGAGCAAGTTCAGCATCAGTTATTTCCCCATCTCCGTCGAGGTCGTACTGCGCATAGGCTGTTCCTTGCTCAAATTTTTTGGGAGACATTACTTTCCCCTAAGTGACGCGAAAATTTCTTTTACGGTTGACACTACCTTGCCCACGACAGACCGCACCACCTTTAGCAAAGTTGAAATCATATTGTTTATTTTTGTAATCATATTTATACCCCTTCTTTGCTGCCTCCATAGCTAACCGCAAAATCTCTCGTCTCTCATCGCCCAAAGCAAGCATTACATCTTGCATGGAAGGGGTTTTCTTCAAAGATTCAGATTTGTAGTCGTCGTCAGCCATTATCTAACTCCTAAAAATCTTTGCGGCCTAGCTATGCTGGAAAAGCGAGAAACGGTACCGCCATTAGCTTTTCTTTGCGGACTTTTTCTTTGTTGAGGCTTTTTTTGCTGACGCTTTTTTTGTGACCGGCTTGACTTCGATTTTCCCGCTTTCGACAACGCTATCGCTACTGCCTGTCTCTGGGGATACCCCTCCGACATTAGCTTGCTCACGTTGCTGCTTATCGACTTCTGAGATTTTCCTCGCTTCAAGGGCATGACGCCTCTCCACTTTCTTTGACTTCTGCACTTCCGCTACTTGGCGACCAATTGAACTGGCTGACATTACTGCCTCCTATTTCTTAGATTTGCAGCGGCTATATCACGTTGAGCCTGTACACGATCTTGAGCCACCTTTATACGCTCTTCATTTGCCTCTTCTTGCAAATCAAGTCGTTGTTGAGCAAGAAGTACATCATTGCGCTCCTTCTCTTCGTCCATCGCCTGTTTCTGTTCAAACTGACGTGACTTCTCTTGTATCTCTGCGCCTCGCAGAGCAAGCTCCTGTTGCCTAATAGCCACCAGTGGGTCAGTCCCTTCGGATGGAGATACAGCCTGTGCATATTGCTCTGTAAGCTCACCAATCTTGACCGCCGCAAGATTATCTATCTCCGTCTGAACTTGCTGCATCATCATAGGATCTTGCTGCATCATCATCTGGGCTTCAGGTGGCAAGGTACTAAGGACTTCCTGCTGAGACTGCATCTCGGCCATCATGCCAATATGCTCTGAAATATGCCCCTGCAACGTCATAACGATGTTTGCATTGGTCTGAGCAATAGGTGTGGCCAACATTGCCAGATGTGCCTCAATATGAGCGGCATGGTTCTGCTGTGGAAACGCCTGTAACCGCTGATTGCGTAGTGCTTCTTGGTTTTCACGCGCAGGGTTCATTGGCTGCGGTTCAGGCGGTCTTGGCAAGATAGAATCAATGTTAGTAACGCCCAAAGCCTCATACATCTTACGATAAGCCTGATATAACCCCTGTGGACCGCCATGAATTTCTGGATTTGACTGCACAAGCTGCAATTGTGTCTGTGCAAGCGCAATACGCTGCGACATAGAGAAGATATTCGGGTCAGATACCGGCAAAACGTCGATTCTGTCGTCAAAATCAGACTGTTTTATCTCCGGTGGCGCACCCGGAACCGCATATGGGTACATAGGAGCGCTAAACTTGGCAAAAATAGAGGATAAAAGCTTAAATTCTTGCTTCTGAGAGTAATGAAGGCGCTTATGAATGGCACTCATCACCTTGGTACCACGCTCCATAATGGCCATGGTGGTACCAACCGGCGTTTCGCCGCTCATCTCGCCATCTTTCATGTCAGCCATGGACGCAAAACGACGACCAGAATCAATAAGAGTACCCATAAGCTGGTAAAGCGTTGATGACGGCTCTTTGAACGGCAATGTCATGATGGATTGACGTATATCCATGCCCGCAGCGTCAATATCACGGAATTCACCCGGTTGCAGAGGCTCATCTTCATCCCTGATCCGCGCACCACGAGCCTTAAAGCCAGCCGGTAAGTTAGATAGCGTACCAGCGTCGATAAGCTGACGCAGTATGCTGGTAGAGGCTTGAGATAGACCCCCAATCATGTGGGTAAGTCCAAATCCGTAAAAGCCAAGACCGGGCAAAAACTTGTAGTGAACAAAGTATTGCTGACGACGCATCAAAGGATCGTTTTGATTAAAGTTGCGCCTTATAGCCAGAACATCACCAGTGGACTCCAGAATGGTGACAATGTACGGAATCTTCAAACCACTTGGCTCACCATCAATATTCATGTCTTCAAAGCCGTCTAAGTCCAAAGATGTATGAACCTCATACAAGGTTAATTCGTAAGATGGGCCAGACAGCTCTACGCCTTGCGCATCGTCAATTGCACTTTGAACATCAGAATAATCAGAAGAACTATTGCCAGATGACGGCAGATCAACATCACGGTAAAAACCAGCAAGCTGCATCTTGCGTACTTCGTTGCTGTCCATGTTGATGACATGCGTAATACGCGGTGATGTCAAAAGATCAGTAGCGCCGTAAGGCACAACCAAATCCTCTGCATGAACAAACTTGCTTACACCGCGCTGAAGCAGCGGATCAAAATAAACCTTTTTGAAGGTAGAACCCACTATCGGCAGATAGAATAACATCTGATCCGTTTCAGGATCATACTCCTCCATCTCATAGGTGAGCATGTAATTCATATAATTCTTAACGCGCTCTGCCTGTGCAGATACCTCTGGAGACTCGGCACCCATGATCTGTGTGCGAACAGGCCCACCAGCAGGTAACATTTCACGATAAGCTTGTGCCTGAAATTGCGTTACAGACTCGGACAACAAAGGATGAACAACACCAGTAGCACCAGCGAAAGGCTCACTACGTTCATCATACTCCATGCCAAGAAGATCAATGCCACGCTTGTACGTTGCTTCCCAATCACTTCGTGATGACAAATCTTCTTCGATATCGCTAACTAAGTCAGACGATACTTTTGCAAGATCAGATTCATCAATGTAATCAGCTAAATTGGCATCAAACGGAATTGGGGCCATTTCTACCTGCTCTTCAATCTGACCTATGATTGCAGAGCCATCAGGCATTTCCATGACTTGAGGGTTGTCAGGCAGCGTAATGATGTCGATTTCGGATGGGTCTATATCATCCAATGACATATCGCCACCAGCGCCGATACCTTTTTCAACTGCCATTATTCACTCCTTTTGGTGAGGCTGACATCGGCGCTATGTGGTGTGGGTCACATAGCCGTGCCG